CACGATCCGGAGGAGGCACCACCGGAGGGCCACCACCACCACCACCGCCACCACCACCACCACCACCACCACCACCACCACCACCACCACTGTCCGGGGCAGGAGGTGCTCCTGCCGCCGCCGTCTCGGGAGATGACGCTATCGCCTTCGGAACCGTGAACACCGAGGGCGCCTCAGGCTGCTTGATCCCGAGGGCGCGCACGTCCTTCAGCATCTGGTCGTAGCGTGTCGGGAAGCTGTCGGCGAGCGCCTTGTTGCCGGCCTGCCATTGATCATAGGTGGATGGTGCCTGCCCCGGATCGAGGTTCCAGCCGAGCACCTTCCCGGCGCCCACGCCCTTCTCGTATTCCATCTGAAGCAGGATTTTCTCCTTGCCGAGGATCGGCAACAGGACGTTTGGCGGCATGTTGGCGTCGCCAACCGTTCTTTCGAGCAGTTGGATTTCAGGCTTGGCCATCCTGACGATCTGCATCTGCTTGGCGAGCTGCGGATACTGCGTCTTGAGGATTTGATCCAAGGCGAGGCGGGCGCCTCCCTCGTCCCCAAGCGTAAGCCCGAACCGCTCATAGGCGTCTTTCGCGCCCTGCAAGCCGAGCTGGTTGATGAGCCCCTTATTGTCGAGGAGCCGGGTGAGCTGCATGGCCCGGTCCATCATCGTCAGGCCGTCCTGGGCGTTGGTGATGTTGCCGTAGGCGCCCATGAGTTCGTTCTTGCGGCTTTCCTCTATGGCGAGACGCTGCTTGGTGACTTCGGGAAGTTCACCCAGGGATGTCCCTCCTGCGCCCGTGGCGACTTCCTGCGCCGGGATCGCGTAGCCTTCCGTGCCCTTGATGGGCGGTGCTCCGTAAGTGACCGAGCCCGGTGCCTGTGCCGTTGTCGGTGCTGTCGGCGGTGCTCCAGGCACTGCCGGTGGTGCTCCAGGCACTGGCGGCACCGGCCCCCCGCCACCTGCCCCAGGGATTATCGGCGCAGGCCCTCCACCTGTCGGCGGGGCTCCAGGAACAGGCAGTGGCGGCGGCACGGCTGCCGCCTGTGACGGCAGCACGGCGGCATTCGGACCCGGAATTGTCGGTAGCGGCGGAAGCTGGTTCGGAGTGATCGCCGGCTGGCCTACCGGCGGGCGGGCGTACAGGGTATCGTAATACGGCTTGACGGCTGCATCGAACGCCTTCGACTGCGCATCGAGGGAGCGCTTGATGTATTCGCCGGCCACGCCGTTCGGCCCGGTGCCTGGAGGCCACGACCCCGTCTCGACAAAGACTTGAAGGCCCCGCTGGTTGGCGGCGTCCTGCTGCGGGTCGCCCGTCGATGGAATGGTCAGCCTCGCGCGTGCCGCCTTCTCCGCGTCCAGCTCTCCGGTTTTCGTGGCTCCGGCCTCCGCGCCTTTCTGCTGGGCGGCGATCCGGTTGGCCTCGGCGGCCTGCGCGGCGTTGGTCGGCACGGGAGTGTTCTTGTCCCAGAAATTGCCCGTGATCTTGCGATACATGTCCCGGTTATACTGGTCGTCCTCCGGCGTGATGCCCGGCCGGAAGGGGTTCACCTTCATGTTGCGCATGGCAAGCTCGAAGGTCATCTTGCTGTCGTCACCCCGGTAGATCGAGTTGGCGATCAATGGGAGTGCTTCGGGCGTCACCCAATCCTGATAACCCCGGAGGGCCTGCTGCTGCGCCTGCTGCTGGCGCATCTTCTCCTGAAGCTCCAGATTGCGAAGCCATATCTGCCGCTGGAGGAGCTGTGCCTCGGCGGCATTCCTGGGGTTCAGGTTGTTGGCAAGCTGCTGGCCCAAGCTTCCAAGGGTCGAGCCCAGCGTGTCGTCCGCCGGCAGCCTCAGGATGGGCATGTTCGAACTCTCCTACATCCAGCTCGACGTGTTGCCGCCCACGCTCGGGGCCGAAGCACCACTACTGCCGCCGCCGAACCAACTGCTGCCGCCACCACCCCGGATACCGGAGCTGACGAGCGTGCCTGCGATCCCTCCCAAAGCATTGGCGATGCTCTGCGTAGCTCCAATGGCCGGGCTGGCGGCGTAAGACAAAGGCTGCACCTGCTGCTCCACTCCGTAGGTCGAGAGGTTCCCCTTGCGGATGGCGTTCTGGAGGTTGATGGCGTTCCCTCCTTGGGTGAAGTCCATCGGCACGGTCGTGCCCAGGCCCCCGAACGAGCCGCCATAGGAGCCGGCCGTCGCGAGGGCCGCGATCCTTCCCCGTGCCATCGTGGTGGCGTTGTTCACGGCCGCCGTCAGGCTGCCGGCGAAGGGCGTCTGGTTTCCGGTCTGCTCTCCAGAAAGTGCCAACGAGGAAGGCTGTCCGGTCATGGCGTCCGGCGTCGCTCTCGCGCCGCCGGGGTTTCCATAGAGGGCGTTCAGGCGCTGCTGCTCGGTTTGCTGGGCCTGCTGCTGTGCCTGCGGGCCAACCTTCGTGAGCGTGTCCTGGCGTGCATTCTCGGCTTGCTGCCTCGCCTGGTTCTCGGCGTTCACCTGGTCCTGGTGGATTTTGGTCTGGTAGGCGACCCACTGCGCGTTGGCGTCGTTCTGCTTCTGCATCAGGTCGGCCTGCTGGCTCGCGGCCGAGGCACCGGCAACGAGCGAGGCGGCTCCCGAGATCAAACCACCAATGAGAGGATCGCACATCTTTAAGCGTTCACATTCGCGCCAGTGCTCTGGCTGCCCGAGGGAGTGGAGACGGCGGGGGTCGCGCCCATCATGCCGCCGCCCGTGATGTAGGCGTAGGGATTGGTGAACCCGGATATGGCGTTACCAACTCCGGCCGTGATCGGCGCGAAGAGCGCCCCAACCGGGTTCAGCATGGGAACGGTGAGATTGGCGTTCGCCACCATGTTCTGGGCCGTGTTGGCCGCCACGCTCGGGTCCTCGGTCGAGTAGAGCTGATTGAGGGCGGTCTGCTGGTCCTGCTGCACCTGTTGCCTAAGTCCTGCGGTCTGGGTGTCGGCCTGCGAGGCGATCTGCGCCCGGTTCATGGTGTCCTGCTCGGCGAGCTTGCCCACGTCCGTCGCCGCGATGGAGGAGTTCAGGCTGCCGGCGCGGGCAAGCGAGTAGTTCAGGCCGGTGCGGGCATTCGCATACTGCTCGTCCTCCTGCGGGAGATAGTAGTTCAGGATCGAGGTGCGGAACTTGTCGTAGAAGTCGCTTCCGAACCCGCCCTCGGTCTGGGACGGATCGCCGCCCGCCCAGACTTGCGTCTTGGTGAGGTCGGCGATGGAGCCGGCGACGTTCACGAGGTTTCCGCTTGGATCATAGAGCCCATATTGCGTGCCTCCGCCGCTGTCGGGCATCGCTCTGTAGCGATAGCCTTCCAGGGGATCGGGAGGCGGTGGCGGTGGCGCTCCGGGTGGGGGCGCAGTCAGGGAGGACAGATCGAGCATGTGCCCGCCGGCCGAGGGGTCGCCGCCTACCGGAACCTGCGTCTTGGCGAGATCGCTCATCGAATAGGCCGTGTTCAACAGATAGCCGTTAGGATCATAAAGCCCATATTGCGAGGTGCCGGGAATGCCTTTGGCCTGATATCCTCCTTCCAAGCCTGGCGGTGGCGGCGGGGGCGCCGGGGGTGACGGAGGATTTGCCAGCGTGGACAGATCGACAAGGTGGGCCCCCTTCGCGTGCCCCTGGAAGAGCTGGTTGATCTGGCTGGTGCCTGCGGCGAGGCGCGCGTTGCGCTCGATATTCGCTTCGCGTGCCTGATCGGCCTGCTGCTGCTGCATCTGCACCATTTGGAGGTTGGTGGGCTGCGCGCTTTTTCCCTTTCCTCCCACTTGTTCTACCTATCCCCCTATGTCATAGGCTGGGCTAAGTTCGGAGCGCAGAGGCGTTTTCATAAAAACCACTAGAGCTTCCTTCTCATGATCACTCCGAAGGGTTCGAAGCCAGCCTTCAGGAAGAGGTTGAAGAGCGAGCGTGCCTCGCCCATCCCGGAGGAAATTGGCGCGTGGAAGGCTCCAGCTTTGGCATTGATGCCTTCCTGTATGGCGAGCCCCACGAGGGCTCTCCCGATGGCGCCTCTCCGGAAGTCCGGATGGACGTAAAGCTCCATCAGCACCAGGCACGGCTGCTTCGAGAAGGTGTGATCCAACCAGTACGAGATGAAGCCCACCAGGCTCTCATCGAGTTCCGCCACAATGTGAGGACGGACATCGTTGAGAATTCCATCGAGGATGGTGGCCGCGACGCGCTGCTCGTCGTAGTCGAGCATGTCCTTGTAGGCCGCTTCCTTGTAGAAGAGCCCATACAGCTCCAATAGCGCAGGAACATCAGCCGCCGTTGCGAAGCGGAAGGCTTTCTCGGCTTGCAGGTCTGCTAGGGAGAGGTGCTTGTTCATCGACGGCATGCCACGCAAAGAGGGTGAAATCTTCGCGTCGGGTGCCGAATTCCGACAGAACGGCTTCTGGAGCAGCCCCCAAGAGATGCAACCACCGCGCGGTATCCGCGCGCTTCGTCAAGGCTCGGCATTCGGCGCGGTGGAAGCCGGTTCTCGCGAGCATCGGGACCATAGACCTCTTGACGTGCCTTGTCATCAGAAGCACGACGTGCCGCCAACCGGGGGTGCCGAAGGCCCAGACCCCGGCACAAGTCGGGGTTATGGGATAGGCGCCTAGCGTGCTCACGGGGCCGTGATCCTCGTGCCAGAAAATCCAGCCGCAGCTCCGGACCGCCAGCCTGGCGATCATGTCGGCGACGCGCTCGGCGCTCCAGCCGATCCCGTGGATGGCCGTCATCTCCTCGTGATCCTCGGGCCTGAGGTTCTTGAGGATATGAATGACGGGCATCAGCGAGACGCCCGTGATCTTGGTAATGCTCACCCCGTGTCGCTCGATGCATAATGGATCATCATCTTCCCGAATGAAGCTGGTCCCGGTGCCTGGTGCGTGACCTTCACCTGGACGTGCGTGCCTCGCCCGCTGATGGGAATTCTCCCTATGGTGGTCGTCGGACTGTCGATGGCGCAAATCTGATCGAAAGGCTGGGGGCTCTGAGTTGGATCGAAGCACATGGAGACATTCCAGAGCGAGCCAGCTTGTGCCCGGCAGATGGCGTCGAAGCCCTGATAGAACTTATAAGTTGCCGGCTTCTCGAAGCTCAGCGCGGGAGTGTCGAACTCCACGGGGCAGCTATCGTAGGTCAGGTCCCCATAGCTGCCGAAGCGCCAGACATTCCCGGCCGTGTCGAGGAGATGCACGAAGGGGTCGGCAAAGACCATGCCCTGCTTCACGACGTTGAAGCCTGGGATGTAGGTGCTCCAGGCCGAGATGTTCGGCGAGGCGAAATTCGACAGCACGAAGATGGTGTCGTAGGCCGACATCCAGATGCGGCCCGTCCTGGGCGACAGAACGGTCTGCATCGAGCCCATGTCGTTAACGTTGCCGGAGTAGCCGCGCGTCGCGATCAGCTCCTGGATGACCGGGTCTATGGGCGAGCCGACATCCGCGACCGCAGCCGTGGTCGTGAGGTCCCGCGCACGGAGAGAACGAATTCCGTGGGCTCCCAGAAAGTAGACATCATTCGCCACATACTGGCGCACGCTGTCGTGCGAGAGCGTGCCTGCGTCGCGCAGTGTCTGGTAATACTGGTTTAGAGACGGGTCTGGGTCCAGGAACCAAAGCTGACATCCTAGAGTGGAGAAGATAGCCATCTTGTCGTAGTAGACTTCCATCGCGACGAGGTTTTCGCTGTCGCTGTCGTTGGAGCCCAGGCTGATATATCCGGAACCGTTATGCGTGACCACGCCCCCTACAGGAGGCGGGTCCACCCAGGTCGTCGGGTCCCCCACGGCCGAGAAGAACAGGTTGCGGCCATTCAGGCCATACATCTTCTCCTTGTAGGTTCGGCACATATAGCAACGCCCATCAGCCTGCGAGATGTAGCTGCCGTCATAATAACTGTAGGAGCCGTAAGCGCTGCCGGTCCATCCCAGGAAAACGAGGAAGACCTTGCCCTCGAAGATGTCCCAGTGAACCAGCTCCGTGAGGGTGATGCCTGCCGGCTGGGTCACTTGGATGGCGCCCACATTAGTGGAGGTCGGAGGGACGATGCTGGAGCCGCCACCTCCATTCACGTAGACCGCAAAGCACTGGTTGTTGACCGCAACGAGCCCCATAGGAGGCCCAGTTACATTGGCGTTGCACCAATTAACGAAGGCTGCGCGCTTCTCGATCTCGCCTCCGGGGGTGATGTGGCAGTTCTGAAGGGTTCGCAGCGTGCCTGCCGGCGCGGTCATCAGGTCTTTGCGGGTATCGATGCCGTTCTGGAAATTCGCTATTTCATAATATAATACGCTGCCGCCGCCTCCGGATACAGAAGACCTAGTTCCTTTAGCCATAAGTTTTCCCCGTTATTACGTGCGAGATAACGGATTGACTTACGTTATACTTAGACATTAGGTCTTTTTGATAGCCTTTATAGCGAGGGTGAGCACGAATTTCTATAACTTGACTTTCCGTGAAGCAAGCATTTACTTTCTGATGTCCTCGCGGAGTATGCCCGTGCCTGGCGCGATCATCCATGTTGTCTTGCGGCGTGCCATAGGCGAGATTGATCAAAGCGTTGTGGTAGGGGTTTCCATCCAGATGCCGGCCGATATGCCCTTTCGGGCAAGGACCGACAAAAGCCCTGAGCACCAGAAGATGAACCTTCGTAGCCCGGTAGCCGGAAGCGAAGCGCTTGCACGGCAGAGAGACAACAAGGGCTCCTCGATTGTCATAGGCAGGCCGTAGGACACGGCCGCCACGCCTGAACGAGCGGACCCGCCCGAAGTCGCTTACCGCGTAGAGATTTTCAAAACCGGGGATGTCGCGCCAGTTTTTCATTATCCACTAGCCCTGGGCCGGGATGAAATCGATGTAGGGTGTGAGCTGGCGCCGGTCGTCGTGGATCGGCCCCATGTAGCCGCCGTCCCGGCTGAGCGAGCGCATCGGCCGCTGCTGCGCTCCCAGACGAGACACCAGCATGCGCCTATACGCATTCGCCTTCTGGAGCTTCATCGCGGCGCCTTCGCTTTTTTGGACGGCCAAAATCTCGGCGGCGGCCATGAGCACGATGAGCGTCGCGTCGATGGTGCAGGTGTCGGTGTCGGCCACCAGAGGGTTCAAGGGTGCGCTGCCTTCCAGGCGGACGGAGATCACGGTCGAGTTCGGCATCGGCCATATCTCGAACTGGGCCGCCGGGAGCGTCACGTTGTTGACGGTGTCGTAGGAGGCGAAGTTGCGCCACCGCTGTGGAGGCGAGCCACGGATCGTCTCGCCGCCATAGGCCGCGTAGATGCTCGGATCGATCCCATAGGCGAGCGGCGCCCAATAGGAGCCGATGAGCGTCCAAATACGAGTGAGACTATCGAAAGGAAGCTGTGGCGGATAGTTGTAGTAACGCTGCCCGTTCACCATCGGGATATCGAAGTAGAGAGTGAGCTGTGGCCAGACGATCAGGTTCCACTGCTCGCGCTGCACCCTCTGAAGCTGGTAATTGTAAAACGGCGTGGAGGAAACCGTCTGCGCAGGCGTCATCGACTGGAAGGTTTCCGCCAATAGCTCATTGCGGAGTTCGCTGAGCGCGACCCCCGTTCGCATCGAGCGCGGCTGCATGGCGGATGCTCCCTTTAGACCATAGCGTCCGTCGCGCCCTCGTCGGGCTTGCGGATTTTTGGAAGCCTCGGCCTGTCGTTGGGCTTGCGCTGGACCTTCGTCGGATCGATGGGCCAGCCGGGCACGAACCACTCCATGACGAACGCCTTGCCGGCATAGACCTGCTCGACCAGCTCTCTTCCATAGCGGAGCACCAGTGTCTCCTTCTCGCGAAGGGCGCTCTCGCGAGGCACCAGCGCCACCGGGCGCACGTCGAAGACGCTATCCTCGCCGTGGGCTTCCTGGAGCACCTTGATCTCCGGCCAGGTCACGGGGTTCGTCTCGTCGCGATAGACGATGGAGAGCCCCTCCCCGCCGAGGTCGATCATGCAGGCACAAGCGTGCTGCATCATGCGGCCCACGTCCGGGTTCTCTTCTTTCTCTTGGTGGTGACCAGGCTCGATCTTCATCGCTCTTCTCCCTTGAAGCACCCGGTCCCGTGATTGCGCATGACGGGACCGGGGCACATCGTCCTCAGGCGATATCCATCACCAGCGACGAGTTCAGTTGCGAGGCGACCATCTGCCCCGTGGAAGTGATGCTCTTGTAAAGCACGAAGACGTTATAGGGCCGGGCCGGCGTGTGGTCCTTGCGCCACTCGTCCTCCATCGCCATCAGGAAGATGCACTTCGGATCGAACCAGTAGAGCCGCTTCTGATAGCCGAGATCATCGAGCGTCGGGTCGTACTCGACCTGCGCCCCTCCCGGCAGCGTGCTCTCGCCAATCGACACGTCCTGATCCCTGGTGAAGCCGGTCATCGAGTAGAAGCCGTTGGCGCGGCGCTCGGTCTGCATGGCGTCAATGAAGGCGGAACCGGCGAGCGCGATGGTGGGCTTACCGCCATAGCGGATCAACTGGTAATACTGCTTCGACAACGCCTGCAAGAGCGCCCCGCCATTCTGGGGATTACTGGTGATCGGGCCGCCGCCCGACACTGCGTCTCCCGGAACAGTCCCGATCTGAGTAGCCATCGCGGCCGTGAAGGCACGGTTGCGCCACCAGGTGAAACCCGTAGCTGCCGTCTGATCCAGGCCGCCGCAGGTCCCCACGCAAGGATTATCCTTGATGATGCTGCGCATGCCGGCGAGCGCCTTGGCGTCGGCCGTGCCGTCGCCCCAGAGCAGGGTGTTCATGGTGCGGGCGTATTGCTCGCCCAGCGAGAACAGCTTCTGCTCCAGGAGGTTCACCAACACCGTGAGTTCCCGCTTCGAGTGCTCGGTGGTCTTCTCGCCATTGGTGTCCACGACCGAAATACCGTCGATCTTGAGTTCCGTGTGCGTGAGCGTCAGGCCGATGTGATGCTCGCGCCAGGGGTAGTTCGCCCGCTTGACGTTGGCGGGGGTGAAGAAGCCCACGGTGTCGTTGTGGGTGTAGCCCTTCACCACGTCGTTGCCGGACCCGTCGCCATAGGTCCCGACGACCGCGAGGCTGATGTTGCCCTTGCCGCCGGGGAAAGTCTTCTTGCGGTCCTCGCACAGCTTCAGGAGAGGCTTCTCCTGAATGGTCTGGTCGAACTGGCCGCCTTTCTTGAAGTAGTAGTCGAGAGATGCGTTCGCAATCGATGCGATTTCGCCTGCCGTAAAGGCCATCTGGGTTCTCCGTCAGGGTCAAGCCCTGCGAGCGCGCTCCAGGCCAAGCATTGCGGCTTCCATCATCGAGTTGGGCTCCTGCCGCACGCTGCCCTGCGCCGCAGAGCGGTTGGTGCTGCTCGGAACCGGCCTCGTGGCCCTCGGCTGTGGAGCGAAGGAGCGAAACACGTTGTTGGCCCTGTTATAGGCTTCCCGCGCGATCTCGACTGCATGCTCCGGCGAGCGGGGAATTCCCTGCTCCCTGACGACGGCCCAGAGGAAGTTCCGAACGGTTTCTTCCTTGCGCGCGTAGTCCGGGTCCTGCTGGCGGGTCGCGTCCTCCCACTGCTTGACGGTCTGCTCGATGGTGTGGGCGAACCGTGTCTGCGTCTCCAGGGTCTGCTGGTCGCTCATGACCTGGGTGGCGCGCGTGGCGCGCTGCTCGGCCATGGCCCTGGCATACCTGTCGCGGGAGATTTGTCCTGCCATGTCGGCCGTCAGGCGCCCGGCCGCGACCTCTTGATGGAGGTCTACCGGGAGCGTGATGCCCAACGCCTGCGTCGCGAGCTGAACGTAAGGCCCGACGCCTTCCAAGAAGCCCCGAAAGTCGCCCCGCCGCATGGCCGCAGCAAGATCGAGCGTGAGCTGGAAGTCTTCCCGAGCGATATCATTCGCGACGAGAAAGTTCCGCAGCGTCTGCGTGACCTGTGCCTCGGTCCTGTAGTGGTTGCGCTCGCCCAGGAGATGCTCGATGCGCTGGCGCGTGCTTGCCTTGTAGCTCGCCAGCTCCTCCGGGGTGGGGTCCTTGCTGAAATCGGGTCTTGCCTGCGCGCCGGCTTCGGTTTCCGAACCAGTTGCGCTTTCCGAGGTTGGCGGGGTCCCGGCCGACGCGTCTCGCTTGTCCTCGTCGGGCTCGACGGCCCGCATGACGGCTTCGAGAAGCGTCTCTTTGGTTTCGCCCTTGGATGCTGCCTCTGACGAAGGGGCCGATACGTCTGGGGTCGCGCCCTCGCGCACCTCTGCCGAAGTGGGCAAAGGCTCCGAGGTCGAGGTGGCAAGTGACGAGCTTTCGTCCGCCATTTTTACGTCGTCTCTCCAGGATGCGACTATCCTGCTAGGCTGCTGGTAATATCATATCGTGTGGCAATTGCCACAGGCACGACCCCGGAGGAGACTTAAGACCGTGCCTGTAGTTTCCCGACTGCACAGCGTCCTCTTTCTCCTCCTGCCACAAACTCGACGTGCCTCGTGCCTTGCACTTCTTACCTGCCCCTTTTTCCCGGAGGAGGGTTAGCCCTTCTTTGCTTCTGGGACATCGCGCCTCTCTGGACACCAAGCTTGGTGGGCTTGTTGGTCCCTTTCTTGAGTTCGCCGGCCTTCTGGAGCGTGGAAGTCGCGACCGCATAGGGGTTCGCCCCAGGGCTCGACTTCTTGATCTGCTTGACGGCCTCATCGAGAATTTTCGGCATGGTTTTGTTCCTTCTTCTATGAACGCCCTCCCGACGCCACTCTAAGACCCGGCATGGGCATCGGCCCTGCCGGCGGCGGCCCCGGTGCCTGTCCCGGCGGCCTCTGTGCTCCAGGAGGAGGCCCTTGCGGCGCATTGGCCGCACCCATCGGCCCCTGCGCCGGGCCTGCTCCTGGAACCGACATGCCGGGAGGTGGGGCGCCCGGAGCGGCGCCACCCGGTGCGCCCGTGCCTGGAGGCCCTGCGGGCGCCAATCCCGAGGCAGCTCTGGAGGCCATCCCGTTGATGGCCATTATGGAGGGCAGCATGCTCTGGAACGCTTGTGTGATGTCCAGCTTGTCGTCCAGCCGCTTGATGAGTTCCTTGGCCAGGAATTCCGGCTTGATCCCCGGTATCTGCATCAGAAGAGGAAAGAGCCGCTCGGCGTTGGCGATCTCCTGCGCCTGGTTGGGCCGGCCCGTGCTTCCGGCCTCGATCTTCAGCCACACCTCGTCGGCAATTTGTTGCTTGGATAGTTCCGGCCACACGGCACCCACGCCCACCACTCTCCGGACAGTCTCGGCCGAGCACTCCTGAAGAAGGATTTGCGAGCCGGTTCTGGCGATCCCGGTGAGAAGATCATCGATGTCATCGATGTTGGAGCCCATCGCGGTGGCGCGGGAAGCTTCGGCAATGTTCGACTGCGTGGCGCTGGCGCCGCCGCCGGTCGCCCCGATATTGGCGTCCTGAAGCCCGGAGACGCGCATCATGTCCCCGAAAAGCTGCTCCGTCTCGTAGAGGTTCGGATCGATGGGCGGTCCCCGGAAGGTCTGGAGGAGATCATCCACCTTCTGCCCCGGCTGGAGCCCGTTCAGCTCGATGATGGCATTGTCCGGATGGCTCTCCAGCTTGTCGAGATCGTCCTGATCCACGGAGCCGGAGGACACCACGATCTTGGGCCGCGCGGCACGGCGGTGCTCCCTAAGCCCCTGGCGACCACGGTTGTAGTCGATCTGCATGTCGCGGATGAGCTTCACGTCGCTCGGCGGGAAGATGTTGATCTCGTGGTCGATGTCGTTCAGCGTCAGGACGAACCACGGCCAGAAGCGATCCGTGTAGACATCCGGCGATGCGGGCTCCCTCAGGAAGTCGGGATATCCATCGCAGATCACGTATACGAGGCCGTCCTTGCGGTTATAGGTTTCCCAGACGCAGCAACTACGGCCGTCGGGGCCTTCCTTGTTGTCGGTGCGCGACCTCTGATCCTGCACGACCACCAGGCCACTTCTCGTGGTGACGGTTGCGCCGTCCCCGACTGCGCCCTTGTAGGCCGTGTAGTTCTTGCCGACATCGAGATTATAGATTTCCTTCACGTCGTTGGGCGAGAGTATGAACTCCTGAGCCACCCAATCCGCGCCCAGGAACTCCCTCAGGTTGATGCATTTCGTGTCTGGGATTATCGAGGTGGAAGAGGGATAATCGAAAGTGAGCCCTTCCCGGACCACGACCTCGGTCTGGGCCGCCAAGTCGTTCAGGAGAAGACGCATCTCCTCCATCTCAGGGCCATTGGGGTCCGCCTCATCGTCATGCAAGTCGGCAGAGAGACGCTCCAAGGTCGCAAGGCGGTTCGAGACATCCGCGATGCGCTGCTCGATCTCTGGCTTCTTCTGCATTACACGCTCGAAGCCAAGCTTGACGTAGCCCACCCCGGTGGTCGAGGCACGGCGCACGACCATCTTCATCATCTGCTTGAAGTCCTGGGGCAACTGATCGATGTTCTGTCTGAAGAAATACTCTAAAGTCTTGGCGATCTTGTCGAGCTGCTGTTCCGCCAGCTTCACCTGTGCCGCATCCTGCAAGATCGGCTGCGCGGTCTGCTGCGCCATCTGCATCTGCTCGGGCGTGATCCCGCCCGTCGCCGACTGCTGCACCATCTCGGCGGCCGTCTGCTGAAGAGCCACCAGGGTGCTCTGGTCCCCGTCCCAGAGCGTGTTCATGATCCGCTTGCGGCGGTAGGCGATGAACTTGGGGTTCTTGGCGTAGAAGAAGGCCACGCGCTGCGAGACGACGCGAAGCGTAAGGTTTATGACGTAGCGATCATCCTTGGCTTCCTTCGACCATTGCAGGCCAAGCACGAAGTCCTGATCGGCCCGCATCTGCTCGAAGACGGGCTCCCAATACTTTTTGGCGCGCTTGATCTTGTCGTTCCACTTCTGGACGAGTTCCTTGCGCTCAAGGGGCGGGTCCGGCTTGTCGCGGTCTATGAGGTCGTCATTGGCCTTCTGCGCATCGAGGTCTGCTTGTTGCGCGGCAAGGCCGAGAGGCACCTCGCCCTTGACGAAGGCGCCTTCGAGCTGGGAGCTGAGGTCAACGCCGGCCATCACCAGCCTCCGGTTCGCCTGTCTTCACGCTGGCGCTCCTTGCGTGCGCTCTCGATCACCCAGCCGTAGGTCATGATCTTGGCCGGGTCCTTCCTGGGCTTGGCGAGACGCTGGCCGCGCTGCTGGCGAAGACCCTCGCCGAAATTGGCCATCGTGTCCACGAAGTCGTCATGGGCGCCTTGCGGGAATTTCAGCATCTGGTCGTGCGCCTCGGCCCACCAATGCGTGAAACTGGGGTAGAGCACCTTCATCATCGCCATGCGCGCCTGGATGCTCTGGGCTCTCTGGAGCTTGTCACCAATCGGAGACAGTTCCACGATAGAGCAAAAGACCCTCTTCTCCATCATCCGCTTGCGCAGGAACGGCCCGATGCTCTTCGAGATGTGGTCCTTGCCGGCCCACCAGAAGATGGGGCTGTACTTGTCCATCATGAAGATCATCGCCTCGACCACGGTATTGGTGTCGGCCTGCTTCCAGAAAATATCGGGCTGCACCCACATTTGGTCATGCTCGTCTATGCCGACTGCGATAAGACAGGTCTTGTCGCGTCCTTGCTCAAGGGAGACTGCATGGTCCGAGGCACAGTAGAAACGGAGCCGTTCTCTGACTGGCATCCGATCCATGCGCGCATAAGTTCTCAGATTGACGGCCTTGAAGAAGCTCCCCTCCTCGGGGGTTGGGCGTCCCTGGTAAAGGGCCTGAAAACCTCTAACGTCCGTCTGTCGGAGGCTGTCGAGATAATCCTTGTCGAAACGTTCGGGCCAGAGCGGTTCCCCTTCAGCCCGTCCGAGAACATCGTCTTTACGGGCAAAGGCCGGCATGTCGATGACACGCCATTTCTTGGCCTCCGCGAGCGAGTAGCAGGGGTTCTGTGGGTCCGTAAGTCGCCCGATAAGATCGTCTTCGTGCCATCTAGTATTCGATGACACGAGTTTATTAGCTATGAAGTTTTCAGTTCGGGAAATTTGAATGTCGAAAACATCTTCTACACCAACTTCGAGTATTTCAACTATAGGGTCAGGAATGACTTCTGATGTAAATAGCGGCGGCGTCAAGCTCATCTGCGGTTTTTGATTTGCTGACCAGCCAATTACAGGTGTTACAGAGTAATCCTCTAATTTTATTTGTTCCATAACAGTGGTCCACGCAAAGAGTGCGGGACCAGTGTCGAGGCAATTTGACGCCAGGAGGCGTTTTGCAAATGGCGCAAACGCCGCCTTGCCGCTCGAACAGAGCGTCATAATCGCTTTGAGTAATGCCGTAGCGGTGTTTGAGATGGGCTCGGCGTGTCGCGCTATGGTTGACCGAAGGAGAGCGAACACCCCGTTCCCACCGGTCCTTGTTGTAATGAGACATGCAGAACCCCTAGCATTTGGCGGGTAGTTTGCAATTTGCCGCCTTGCAGGTTTTTCCGCTCCACTTACCCCAGTGATCCGGAGGATTTTGTCTCCCTTTTTGAGCGTATCCGTTCGCCGCCATTCTGAACTTCCAGCATTCTCCACAAGAAAAGGATGCCTCGCGTTAGCCTTGACGACACTACCGGATTTTGTCCTGATTGCAAAGACTTTATCAGGACCTTGATTGGCCCAGTTCAGAACGGTTTCGACCGTGATTTCTCGTCGGCTCCTGTCATAAGTCGCTACCCGATCACCAGGGCGGATTTCCCGAAGAGGTTTTTCCACGCCATCGGCCATCAGCACTGACGTGTCCCCGGTCAGGCACTGAATGATGACGATTGCGCCCGCCTTTGTCATAAGCCGGGTCTGGAGCACCTGCGTGTACCAGCTCCAGAGCTGTTCGCGGATGGTCGGGCTGTCGGCCTCCTTCCGATCCTTGGTGGGATCGTCAAGAAGGATCACGTCAGCGCCGCGCCCGGTCGCGCCGGAGCCCCTTCCTAGGAAGAACACCACGCCGCCCTCGGTTGTCTCAAGCCTGTCCACCGAGGCCGATCCCGCCTTGAGCCGCGCCTTGGGGAAGACCTGCTCGTAAAGAGGGCTCTCCATGAGGTCGCGCACCGCGCGACCGTGATCCCAGGCGAACTTCTCCGAGTAGGTGGCGACGATGATGGATTTCTCGGGATTTTTCCCGATGAACCAGGCCGCGAACATATGGGAAGAGAGACGGGTCTTGCCGTGCCTCGGCGGCAGGGTGATCTGGAGACGCTTGTAGCTCCCCTTCTCGATCTGTTCGAGGGCGGCTCCCAGGACCTTATGGTGCCTCGCCGGCCGATAGAGGCTGATCGTCACATCGTCACGGTCATCTGGCACAGGGCTCATGAAGCACGCGAAGGTGATCAGGTCCTCCCTCGCAAGAAGGATGACCTTCTTGCGCTGGAGCAGCTTCCTGATGTCGATCCGGTCACTCATTTGTGCTTATGGCGATCCTTGTCCTTGTCCTTGTGCTTGTCGTGCTTGCCATGCTGTTCCGCATCCTGAGGATCATCCTCGGCCGGCTCCCCTTCTGAAGTGGGCGCCTGGCCGCCATGCTTAGCCTTGAGGCGTCCAGCAGCCGTAGCCTCCGAGACGGTTCCGGCTTCGAGCGTGCTCACCCGTGCTTCGAGATCGCTGACCTGGGTCTGAAGCGCGCTCACCTGGCTGGATATCCCGCTCAAGGCGTTGTTGGCCGAAGTCATCTCGCCTTCGAGCGTGCTTATCTTGCTCTCGATGCCATCCACCTGGGTCTGGAGCGCGTCGAAGCTCTCCTGAACGTTGGCGGGGTCGAAGGTCTTGCCCGCCACGGTGACGTGGAGGGTCTGGCCGGGCTCCCACGCCGCACCGGAGTTGTTCGCCACCGTGACCTTCGCGAAGTCGCCGGCCCAGGTGAAGCCGGCTTCCTGGGGCGACAGGACCTTGTTCTCGATCACCCCTTCCGTCTCGTCGGTCTTGTAGTTCTCCGGACCGATGAAGCCCGGTGTCAGGACATCCACGCTCGCGGCGTCGGCGACCTCCTCTTGAAGGCGCTGGTGCCAGGCATAGGACTTCACGGTCATCGAACTTCCTCCTTCTTTCTCTCTAAGAGATACGCATGGGCGCCGGCTTGATCTTGATGCCTCTCTGGGGGCCGCCACGCGGTGCCTTGGGCGCGGCGCCGACCGGAGGCACCATGGGAGGTGGCCCGCCTCCCCCGCTCGCCATCGGGGAAGGCGGACGCACTCCTGGCGGCGGCCCGAGCCCACCGGGAGGCATGGCTGGAGGAGGTCCACCGCCGCCGCCTGGGACGGGTCCGCCCAGGCCAGGACCGGATGGGGCGATATGCGGCATCGGGGGAGGCCCGCCGCCGCCACCCATATGGGGGCCGCCGCCGCTTCCTGGGTGAGCCGTCAGGCTCATTGGAGCGCCATGCTGGGCGGCCAGCCCCGCCAGAAGCTGGGATATCGAAGGACCCGGAGCACCCGTGCCTGCGGGGCCGAGGCCCATGCCACTAGGAGGTGGAGGAGCAATACCGGCAGGGCCTGCCGGATGAACTGGAAAGGCCATGCCTGTTCTCCTTCTTAGTTAATCAAGCTCTACGTGCGGTCCGTCGTAGAAGCTCTTGAAGTCACCGCCCCACATTATACGCACATCGACCTTCTTGGCGGCAGCCTTCATGGCGGCGCCCATCGCGTCGAACGCTTTCCTGTCGCCCCAGTCAAGAGGGTGCGGCACCGCGTCGAAGGCGTGGCTGGGCATCTTATTGTGCTTGGAATTTGGCCATTTCGTCTTGGACTTCCCAGTCTCGTAAGCCTTGTTCTGATCGGCCTGCCCCCTGTGGCCGCATATCACGGTGAAATCAAAGTGCTTGATGGCCTCGTGCGCCACCTTCCTGAGGTCCTCGTGGCAGCTCTCCAGGTTATGGAGAGATCGCTTGCTAAAGCTCGGCATCACCCATCCTCTTCAGAAGGCAGCTATCGATCACCCGCATCAAGTGCTCGTCACGGCGAGCGTTGGTGTTCGTCACTCCGAAATAGAGAAGCGCGAAGACCAGGGCATTCAAGAATGCGATGATCAGAAGACCCGGCTGGTTCCGCAGGCTGTCGATGGCCGTCGTCGCGACATGCGACACGGCACCCGTGACGGTTGATACGACATGCTTCTCGTCCTCGGTCATAGGCTATTTTGGCAACAGCGTTGCGACTTGCTCCTCGGTAAGGACGCCGCCCTTGACGAGAAGATCGAGGATATCCTTCGCCGACGGCTGCGGCGCCGGCAAGGGCGCATTCGGCATAGAGGCTTGCAGGTTGCGGAACCAAGCCTCCTCCTCTGGCGTCATGTCCCGCGTCACGCCATCGACATGCGTTTTCAAGCGTTCCATCAGTTGAACCCATAAAGCTGGTATGCACCTTCGTAGATATTTCCCACCGAATAGTAGATAAAGAGGTTCGTCCATACCGCGCCCGTGGCTATGAGGGCAGCGCCGCCGACAATCATCGCGCCAGCGTAATAGGACTGCCACACCATCGTTCCGAGAGCGCCTCCCGATCCTGGATAAATATCTATGACCCAGGAAGCCGCATTGCCTGACCCCGCGCCGACTTGACCAGCGCTCAGCTCTATCGCCGCCGTGGTCTGCTGGGAAGAATTCCAAGTGCCTTCGGTATTAGCAGAAGTCGAATATTTAATAGCCCAGCTATAGTTGTTGATGGCCTGCCACCACGAAGAGGCGTTGGTCGTGCTGACGACAACGAAAAAAGTGGCGAGACTGACCGGCTCGAAGCGTTCCAGCAGAAGGCGATAAGTCGAATAGCCGCCAGGCAAAGTGAGGGTCAAATTGGCGGCCCCACTAGTAACAGAGCCGCTCGTGATGAGCCTCGGAGCCTTGTCCACATACTGCTTGGTCGCGATGCCGAGCGCGGAAGTGGGATCACCCGCCACCGTCGCAAGCCCGCTGGAACGTGCGATGGTCAGGGCAGGAGAGCCGACGATGGTTCCCGCGTCGTTATAGGCCGAAAGCGAGAAGTTCGACCCCGCATTGGAACCACTCTCAGCCGTGCCGTCTCCCAGTTGCAGCACCCAGCGATTAAGACCGGCGGTCGCGCCGTAAATGTTGTCCCCGCTGCCTGAAGCCGCCTTGTTGAGCGTGAGCCCGACACTGCCGCTCGGCGGCGCAATGGCAAGAGCGCCCGTCAGCGTCCCGCCCGCAATTGGCAAAAAGGTGCCGGTATCGCTCGCCAGCGTCACCTTGTTCCACTGTGTCGCGTTGAAGGCGCCCGGCACGATCGCGGCCTTCGCCGAATAGAGCTGGCCGCCGCTCAGCACGAAGTCCCCGGCATTGTAGGAAGCCAGCGACGAAAAGAACCGGACCGCAACGAGGTCCATCGGCGTCTGGGTGCTGTCGATGACCCCGATCTGGCGGTCCGGCCAATTCACGTAGAGGCTGCCAGGCTGTTGACTTCCGACCACAGGCCGGTTGCCTGCAACATTCGATCTGAGTGATTGCACTCTCCCGGTCATCTGACCTATCCTCTCTGGCTAATTGCAGGGAGTTCCCATATGGGCAGGCACGACGTTAGATTGCCGGATCAGCAAACACTCGACACCATCCGCGACGAGTTTCGCCACGATCCGCAAACCGGCGAGCTTTTCAGGCGCGTTGGAACTCTTGCCATCGCCAAAGGCGGTTATCAGCGTCTTTGCGTAAATATCGAAGGCAAGCTTTTCACTGCTGCGCACGTCATCTGGTTTCTGGAGTACGGTCAGTGGCCGAACTCCATGCTTGATCATGCAGACGGAGACAGCCTCAACAACCGCCCTTCCAACCTTCGCGAAGTCACGCATTCGGCCAATCTGGCGAATTCGAAAACGCGAAATCGTCCTCTGCCAACCGGCGTCTACGCCAAAAAAGGACGCTTTCAGGCGCGTATAACTTCCAATCAAAGTCATCGTACAATCGGCATTTTCGACACACCGGAAGAAGCCGAAAAAGCCTTCATCGCCGAGCATCTTCGACGATTCGGAAAGCATAGTCGCTACTTTGCCGGTCCAAGAACCCAAAGATTTACTTCCTAGAATGTCCCACAGTCAATAATCACGTTGGTATCCGAGGGGTGAACATGGTCAGCACGAGCCCAATTACCGCTCGTCCCTATCGCAGCAGGCCCGTTCATCACCGGAAGAGCGCTCGCAGGCGCCAAGACGGCCGTCACGTCGGCATTCGAGAGCGTCACGGCCCCGGTTCGAGTGTTGAAGCTCGCCACGCCGGCCACGGAGCCGCTTATGGCGCTCGCCACGAAGGCCGTCGTGGCCAATTGGGTGCTGGTAGTGCCTGGAGCGGCTGTCGGAGCGGCAGGCACGCCCGTGAAAGTGGGACTATTAGTGGGCGCGTAGGCCGCCAGCGAGGTTGCCCAGTCGGTTATGTCCGTATGACTGAGGAGAACGTCGCCGGCACGCCCCGCGACGGTCGTGACGGCCGGCAGATTGGCCGGATACCACTCCGTGACGAGCGGCCCGAGGCTCTTCACGCGTATTCCATACCCAACGGTAGGTGCCGGGCTCGGGACCCATCCTCCGAGAATGCGTGGCCGGCTGGTCATTTCGGTGCCTGTGTCTTACCAAGAGTGATGTGAGCCCTCGTCGGGGTATTCGCGGCGGCATTGTTGGACGCAACGCGAAGGTCGTCGCGTATAGACACCATGAATTCGCGCATAGCCTCCAAATCCGCCGCCGTGGGAGGGTCGTTCATCACGGGAGGAACTGGAGGCGCAGCCATTTCAGTAGGCTATGACTGCGAAAGCAACGCTATCCGCCGCCGGAGCGGTCGTGAATACGATGGAATTACCATCCCCGGACATCGTGTAGTCCACACCAGGGTCCTGGGGAGAGCCATCGACCGAGACGACGAACTGCGCCGCGTTGGTGGAGTGATAGGGATTGTTCGAGGCATCGAGAAGCGGGAAGGTGGTGGTGGTGCCGTCGGGCACGATCTTGATCTTGACGAGCGCCACGTTGGAGGGGGCGAAGGCCGAGGCGGGGGTCAGGACATCCACGGCCAGGACAGCGCCGGCCGAGGCGGCCTCGGTGAGCGACACGGTCGAGGTCGCCACATTCACGGTGAAGTCCACGACCGTCGCACCCTTCGAGGGGGTCTGCCTCGCGCCGTTCAGCCACACCTCGATGCCCTGGCTGCCGTCGGCCAGGAGCGGCTGGGAGGCGTTGCCGAACATGTCGGGGGTCGTCAGTGGAAAGTCAGTCTGTCCGGCCGTCGCAGAGTAGAAAAGCACGCTCGAAGCAGACTTCTGGGGTGTATTGAAGGGTTCCCAGGCAGTGCCGTTCCACACATACATGCCATTTAGGGTAGTGTCGTAGTAAATCGCCCCTACCGGAATAGGGTCGCCCTGGGGAGTAGTGGTCGGAGGGGCGCTCTGCGGCCCCAGATACAGGTAGGCCATCTGGCCGCCAAAGGCCGCAGCGGCCTTGGTGGCCCACCAGCGCGACGACCAGTGCTGACCCGTGATGGCGGATATCGCCAGGATGTTCGGGGGAATGGTGTCCGGCATGTGCTCGGCCCATTCGATGGATACCTGCGCCCAGTCCTGCGCGGTGGCCGCAGCGCCTAAAGTATCGACACCGTAAAAGCCTCCAGCGTTGGGACCCAGGGCTCCAGTGGGAAAAGGCGCGTATACCTGTATTCCCGCTGCCTGCGGTGCCTCGGCCGTGTCGGGTAGATTGGAAATCCGTTGCACTCTAGCTTGAACCACTTCAGAGATTTTCTCGATGGCACTAGAGTTGGAGGTTATGGTCCGGAGATACTCTTCGATCACTTGCTTGTTGGCGGCGGCATCGGCGGCAGCCTGCGAGGCACGGGCCGCCTCGTGCCTGATGCCCTGGAGTAGGCTCTCCATGCCCTGAAGCACGCTTTGCGAGAGATCATTCGTGAAGTCCGGGGCTATCGTTTCCGGCCTTACCAAGCCGTTGCGAAGCGCGCCGTCGTCACGCACGACGTTCCGGAGGAAGTTTGCTAACTCCTTGAAAAACCTCGCATGTTCGGCAAACTGCCGCCATATGTCGTGGGGCGATATGCTGGGCTTGCCGAAGTCGGCGACCTTGTCGGGGAGGTTCGGGAAGGCGGTCATGCCATCGTGCCTCGCAATGACCCCGGAGTGTTAGCCCAAACACCGGAGAAAGCAAGCGGAATGGGGCCGGAACGGGTGGCACGAACCTTGCAGTATGGCTCTCTACGGTAGAGACGGACCTCTTCCTAGTCGTGCTCCCGTATGTGAACTCCCTACCTCCCTGGACCGACGCCCACCTGCAAAGGCACGACCCAAGGGACCCCCGCGCGAGGCCGCCTCGTCCCTGGCTGGACGGCAGCCCCCACTCCTCCTACTCCCCAAGTACCCCCCC